TTCATTTTGTCCGTCGTGTTCTCCCGAAACGACGGTGGCAATCACCGCACAGCACCCTCAGATTCCACGGGTCATCCGACCCACCCAACGACCGCGGAACGATGTGGTCAACGGCCAACGGGATTCCGGTTCGGGCGCACATCGAACACACGGGGTTGCGCCGCCGCATCTCGCGGCTGATCTTCGTCCACTCCGCGCCGTATCCTGGGCGCTTTCGGGTGTCCGGAATCTGGTGCAATTCGCACCGTGAACCACGGCTCGGTGCGCCGCATTCCAAGCACGGACGCTTCGGATTCACCCCTTAGGCAGCGACGGGAGCGGGAGCATCGGGGCGATGATTGTGGCCAGGTGTTCAACCATGCGTTCGGTCGCGTCTGAATATTGCGGTTCGAACACGGCAAACGCCAATTTTCCCATCGGATCTTCAAGCGTGTCGACCATGCGGTCAACGCGGGATGTGATCAGGTGGATCAATTCGTGGGTCAAGACGAGCCGTTGCCGGACGGCGGGTTGCCGCCAGAAGTCATGAGCCAACCGCAGATCCGCGGTGTTGGCTTGGCTATGGGGTTCAATGTCTGCCCACGCGGTCACGTCTGCCGCGTCCCGCAACACGGTCACGACCCAGCCAGACAAGCCCAACACCCGCTGGGCATTGGTCATCCACGCATCAAGCGCAACCCACTTGTCAACCTTGGCCATTGAACCCCCTTTGTGTTGATGGACGCGTCGGGGAGTTGAACCCCGATTTCCCCGCCAATTGGCATCACGCCGCGGCGAGCGTCCACGCGCGCCCGATGGGAAGTCTAGCGCGCCCAATCCTTCCCGACAATCGGGGGGTTTCGGTGTGCGCGTGGGTGCAATTCCAATGGGGACACGGGGCGCAATGGGCATTGACCATCGGGGCATTGCTGGTCTTTGCCCTTGTCTGGCGCGGGCGCGCATTCACGGCACATCTTCGCCACAGCCCGCCGATATTCCCCGACCTCCGCCGATTGCGCGGGGTCGCGCTCGATGTTCAACGCCACCCCGTTCGGGGTTGATTTGGCGATGTCAATGACCCGATCCAAGATTTCAATGTCCAACGGCTTCACGCGAATCCGGCCAGCCATTCGTTCACGCAGCCACGACGCGGGCAGACCGAGCCGCTCGTGGGCATACGCGACACCTGCCAATGCCCGTGAATCACCTCGTGCGGTTCGCACCATTTGGGTGAAAATTTTTGATTGCGGAGATTGCAGATTCGCCCGCATTCGTTCAAGTCGGTCGTCTTTTGATTCCTGCACCATTGTCCCCCCTAGACGCGCAACGATACACGAAATGCAATCATCGCGTCGGGAGCACTTCAATCGTCACGCCAGTCACGCCCCGCCATAACGGGACACCCAGCGCGTCCCAGACGGCGGGAGCCAGATCAATCAATCGGTCATTGTCGGGGTTTTTGTCACCGCCGCGACATTCGCAGAAGTCAACGACCCAGACCACGACCGCGATGCCCGTCAATTTTGACGACACGATGACGCGATAGCGATTGCCCCATTTGTGCCGAACAATTTTCCGCAATGCCGGACCAGCCGCCCCATACATCACCAAGCCTTGCCTCGTGTACCACGCAGATTGTCCGTGTCGTTCCGCGTCGTAGTGCGTGGCAATGCCTCGGATGGTTGGGTTCGGATCAATCTGGACGATTGGGGTCGGGATTGGGGTCGGGATTGGCGTTGGGGCAATGACCGGATCTGGCGAGGTTGCCACCGCGCTTGATGCGATGATGACCGCCACCAACCAGATGACGGCCGAGCGCGTCAACGCCGTTCGACCTTTTGATGCACGATTGCGCGATCCATATTGTCCAATGCTCGCACAATCTCAATGGCAACGGCAAGCCCGTCCTGATACCCGCGAACATATTCGGGGGCAGATGCGAGCGCACGCTCTGCCAGCGTTCTCGCCTCGGTGAACGCCAACACCAGATCACGGCGGGTCAAGATTGAATCATTCCGTTTCTTCATTGCCCGTCCCGTTCGAGTACCACGCGCAGAAATCCTCAAAATCCAGCACGATGAGCGTCCGGCGGCGCATCCCCGCGCCAGGGGAATCACCAAGGATCACCGCGCGCAATTGGTCGCTCTTGGCGTTGATGGATCGCAACCACCCGTCAATGCGTTCGGGATATGATCCACCGACCTTCGTTTGCGCGGCCAGCCACGGGGATTCCACATCGGTTTTGGAACCGTACATCCCCACTCGTTTTGCATCGCCACCCAAACGGGCAGCAACTTCTCGTTCAAATGCATTCCCTCGGTTGCGAGCGCGTCGCCCGCGGGTTCGCTTGATCTGCATTTCCTCCGTGTTGATCTGCTCGCCCGTCGCGATGTCTTTGAACCGTCCCATCACTTCACCCCCGTGCATTTTCGGTGTTGCCATGTCATCGCCATTCTGCGACCGCCATCCGTGAAGTTGATCCATCGAACGCGCCACCCGTCTGCGCCGGACGGGATTGGTTGGCCGCAATGGAAGCACGGGACGGCGTGCCACACGGGTGCGCGCTTCGTTCCGCCCTGCTGCTTTGCTTTGCTCATTCACCCGTCCTTTCTGGGTCAATCAACGATGCGCCAACGATACGCTATCCCGTGATTCATTTCCATCGGCTCCGCATTGGCAACGGGCTGGATTGCCCCCGTCAAGATCAGCAATTGGGCGATTTCCGTGTTTTCGCTCCAATTCCGCAAATAGAATTCGTCCGGCGGGAGCGTTTCCCCTTCGAAATTGGCAGACATCCGAGCCAACGGCTCGTGGGTTTCGGCGTTCCGCGCCAGCACCGCCAGACCGCCCGTCGCGTAGTTTGTCCGAACGAATTCGACCCGCGTTTCATCCATGTCAAACGCGAATTGCAACACCCCAGACGCGAACACCGTTGATTCCGTCATTTCGTCCCCCGTTCTTTCTTCGCCCACCCCTTGCCCTTGTAAACGATGGAGGGTGCGGAGATGACGCGCACCATCCAAGGGCCACACTTTTCACACCGTGGCGTTTGCGTGGTTGCCCACGGCGAATTGATTGATTGCATTCGTTCTTCCAACACCCCACAAATCGGACATTGGAACTGATAAACCGGCATCGTCATTCCCCCCTCAAAACCAGACCACGGGACACGCCATTTGCTCGTTGGATTTTGCCGTCCTTCACCAGATCTTCCAACGCCCGTTGAATGGTTGAATGGCCAACCCCCAGGATCGCCGCCAAATCCCGAACCGTTGGTGAATACCCGTTCGCCTTCACGAACCCACGGATTGCGTGCAGCACTTCTTCCCGTCGTGTCATTTGGTTCCCTCCATCTTCATGTCCGCCGTCCATTCGCCGTCCCAGACGGCCAACGCGATGGCGGCATAGTTCATCAAATCAATCAACGAATCCCGGAACACGGTTTCGGTTTCGTTGTCCATTTCGTCCAGCACGATTTTCCCCGCCAAAATGTCACCGAACAATTGCGCCCGTGCGCGTTCGACCTTGTTGGTCGCTTGTTCAATGACACCCCACACACCCGCGGTGAGGATGTTCGCCGGACCGTATGCCTTCTGGCGACCACGCAGAATCTGGAACGCCTCCGTGTAGTAGGGCTCCATCCGTTGTTCAAATGTCCGGTCGCTTGTGTTTGCTTTTCTCATTGCGCGCCCCTTTCCATCAATTCAACGATTGGCCGAATGTCCCGTTGCGGGACGCGGCGCGTCTGGGTTCGATAGTCGTCCCCCACGCTCCACGCGTCATCGGCGACCATCCACCCGATGACATCAACGATTGCGAACCCCGATTCCGGCAACGGGTATGCGATCACGATGGTTTTCCCGATCCCGACATCCTTTTGCCGAACCACCAACCCGTTGTCTGGTTCACGGATACGGCGCACCTCGATGGTGTCGCCCACATCTGGTTCGTCACGGTGAAAGTGGTGATCGGCCGCATCCCAAACCTTGGCGTGCCAGACCAAGCCAAGCAATCCAGCCACCGCCGCCTCCGCGCACGCCGATGCGAGCGATGCCGTTTCATCGTCTTGCATCAATGCGCGGTCGTAGTAGGGGCGATCTGGCGCGTTGGCATTCTGGGCGTTTCTGCCATTGGCAACGATTTTCGCCGTCGCCAATGTTGCCCCGTCCAAGAGCACCAACCGACCCCGTGCCGCGTATTCGGTCACGGTTTGGCCGCCTTCAATGCCCGTTGAACCACATCGCCCACCGATTCCGTCTTCCCGTTTGAGATAAATAGTTTCTTGTCAATGTCCTTGTCCTTGTCTATGTCTAGGGTGTGACCGTCACGATTTTTTGCGTGACGCGTCACGGCGATGTCACGCCCCGTCACGGTTTTCGTCACGGCAATGTCACGCCCGTCACGTTCGCGAACCCGCTTTTGACGGTCAGCCGCGGTCGGGTCGATCTGGTATCTCCGCCATCGAGCGGGGGCAATCCCGCCGTCTGGGTCAATGTTCAACAACCCTTTTTCGACCAATTCGGTGAAATGCTCCCCGACGGTCGGGGATACGACCGCCCGCAAATGGGGTTCCGAATCAAAATGTCCGGGCGGCGTTTGTTCCTTCGCGGCCAGAAGGATGGCCACCCACGCCCAACGCACCGCGTCGGACGATAGGGTGACCACCTTCGGATCACGGAGCGTTTTGACGGCAACCTTGATCCACGCCTCCGACATCAATAGCCCCCATCCGAATTGCGGCGTTCATTCGCCGCCTTCCATTCTGGGGATGGTTGCTGGTCGCACCAACCCCGCGGGGCATTGTCATCCTTGGATCCGCATGACCAGAATGAGTAGTCCTTGCCCGTCTTGGACGATGTTCCTTCACGGAGTTTCCACGGCTTCCGATGAACGGGACATGTGGAACCCGTGGTCGGATCTGCGTTTGCCAGAGACATCGCCGCCCGCAAGATTCGATCATCGTCCGATGGGATGACCACCGTTTCAACGGGCGCGTGTTCGCCAATGGTCACGGTCACGGGTGTCACGCCGTCCACCCGCTTGGCCATCACCTCGTCCGCGGATGCCACCCGCTTGGATGCCAGACCAGCCGCGACCAACGCCCGCCCGATGGCGGAAGTTTCGGCATTCTCCAATTCCGATCCGCGCGTGTATGGGGTCACCCCAGGAATTGACAATCCCGAATGACCGACCCCAGCCGGAACGACGGCATCCGCCGCACGGAATGCCTCCGCCCGAACGACCACCCGCTTGTCCGTCATCTCCACGATGGCGGTGGTCACCCGACCCGATGGGTGCTTTTCATAGAATTCGCGGAGCCGCTCCGCCACATCCACATAGTCCTTCAAATCAAACGCCATTTGAATCGCCTCCATTTCTGGCCGACCGAATTTCCGGCCGAACCCAACCCGATTTGATCCGTGCGATCAATGTGACCGCCCGTTGCGACGGCTTCACCGTCAGAAATGTCGCATTGCGTGCCATCGAATAATTCGGACGGGTCGCGAATTGATCCGCGGTCGGATCAACGATTGAACCATCCGAAAACCGCAACGCCCAATGTGGTTGCGCCTCGTGCTTCATATGGATCGGGGTGATCCCCGCCGCACGACCGCCCAAGACATGGAACACCGCTTCCGATGCGACATAGCAATGACCCGCGAATGGGTTTGCCGAACCCTTCCACGGTGCGCGCCGGAGATCGTCCGACAATGCCGCGCGCACATCATCCACCAATTTCACAACCCCAGGTCGCCACGCTTCCGATGTGGAATCCCCCGTCGCGACCCACGCCATCACTCCACCTCCGTTTCTTCTGCCGCCACAAGCAGCCCGATGGAACATCCATCGAATCCCACTTCTGGATTCGGTTTTCGCCATTCACACGACGCGCAAAATGATGTGGAAAACCCAACATCTTCTTGGCGTTTGGCCGCAATCACCGCCCGTGTCGTTTTGACGAATTCATCCGCGAGCAGCAAATGCCCAACATCTGCCGGTCCCACGAGCAACTGATAGCGCGGTTTAGCCGTTCGCGCGAAGGTCAAATAGCCGACATCTGGCAATTCGCCGCTCGTGTGAACCGACCAGAGCCACGCGTAGAATGACAATTCTGCCGAACGCAAATCCCGTTCCGATTTCGCCCGTGACGATGCTTTCAGATCCAAGATCAGCGTGCGCCCGTTCGGTCGGGTGTCACCGTTGATGATGAAATCGGGTGTTCCGATCAGATCACCAACCCGCAACGATTCGCCATCCAGACCTTGCAACATCGAACCGCGGAAATCCACCAATGGACGCGAATCCGGCACGGTGTCGTTCAGCACATCCGCGCGGAAGATCGCCACGGCGTTGCGGAGTTGCACCTCGAACACCTCCCAATTGATGTTCGGTTGATGCTTCCGACCCAACGCCGCCTTCAATCCTTCGGCCACGGCATCCGATTCACGCCACGGCAGACCTTCGCGGATGTGCCACGCGATGAATAAGATCGCCTCGTCCAACGCCGACCCGAACGCGACCCGTTCCGGGGCGATGAGCGGCAGACGCGACCCGTCCGCCGTGCGGATGTGTTCATTGAACCAACCTTTTCGGTTGCACAACGCCGTTGACGTGACCAGCGATTTGGAAATGCCAACCCGTTTTGGATCAATTGCTTTTGAAATCGTGGTCATTCGACCACCGCCCCGACGACCAGCGCGGTGATGATCACGAAGAACATCAGCCACACCGTCAGCGTTGCCCGTTCACCCGAATCGTGTTGGCGCGTTCGCCGGAAATCCGTGATCGTCACGGGATCGTTTCGCCGATCAAGTTTCATCGTTCGCCTCCTTCTGCCCAATATTTGGCATCAACCGCAACGATGCGGCGGCCAATCCATTCCGCCACGGGAGCGACAACGCCATTCCCGCAGCACCGATAGCGGTGACCGTCCAAACCGACGGGCAACATCGCATCGTTGTCCACCGTGTTCGGTTCCGCAACCACGAAATCCGACGAATCGCGCCCGATCCGCAAGGTTCGATGTGCGCCATCCCCGTGCAATTTCTGATTGAGCCCGTCATACGGCGAGCCGACCAGCACCGCCGGAGCGCCCGCATTGTGCGCGAACGATTGTGCTTGGTCTTCGGTGACATTGGCATTTGATCCGAACCGCGACGGGAATGAAAGCACGGGTTGTTCCGTGTATGCGATCTGGTCGCGCGCACGGCGTGCGTTCAGCGTCGGGTTGATCGCGTCTGGCGGGAAATCCCACAATTCAAAATTGCCCACGCGTCGAGAGTCGGTCATTTCCGTTTCTGGCCGAACAAACCCATCGTTGGTTTGCCCCAGGATTCCACGATTGTCCACCCGTCTGGCCACCCCATCAACCGTTCCGTTTCCACGGGTGTCAGTCGCCGAACCGACGGCGAGGTTTTGGGTTTCGTCCCCAGAAGGTCCACCGCTTCCTTTTGACCATTTTGCGGTGACGGTTGCGGCGATGTCGTTTCCAGAGTTTCCAACGCCAGCCGCAACGATTCTGGAAGCGTCTTGCCGCGCCGATCCGCCCGCCGCAATATGCCCGCAGCCGCCTTCGCACTCAACGAGAACCTCCGCGGCGCGTTGGGCTCCAACACCATTGAAAGCGTCGTCACGGTTGCAGACGATGAAGACGCGCCTTCGTCGTTGTGCAACACCGAAATGGCGAGCGTCAACGGTGCGCCACGCCACGCCATACCCGAGTTGGGCAATCTCCCCAATGAGCCGTCGGAAATCTGCACCATTGTTGGATGTGAAAAGTCCCGTGACATTTTCCAGCACGAGCCACCGAGGTCGACCTCGTTCAACAAGGTCAAGGAATGTGAATGCGAGGGATGACCGTGATCCGCCGAACCCAGCGCGTTTTCCAGCGACGCTGAGGTCTTGGCACGGGAATCCGCCAGACCAGATTTCTGCATGTGGAATGTCCTCCCAATTGATTGCCGTGATGTCGCCAAGGTTTGGCGTTTCCGGCCAATGCCGTTTCAAGACCGCGGACGCGTATGGATCAATCTCGGAATGCGACACGGTGCGGATTCCCGCCCGTTCAAACCCGATGTCCAATCCACCCGCGCCCGAAAAAAACGATGCGTGTCGCAATGTCATCGCCCCACCTCCACGAACCAATCCGCATTCGGGCGGTGTTGCGGCAGAAAATACGAGTGGCACGGGGCGCGCAACACATCGCCACACCCGATTTCGCCACGGATGCGGTCATATTCCTTCGCCCAGCGGTCGCCGGAAATCGGTTCGTCCAGACGAACGACGAGGTGGAACCGTGGATTTTCTGGCGTGTGGGAGTGCGTGGAATACGCCACCCAATCACGCCCCGCGACGCGCTCCTTCGCCACCTCGAACGCCGTGCCGCCATCCACATCAACGACCATCGCGTTGACCGTGATGACCGCCGCATTGCATCGCTTCCCGCCATCGGCAAGGGTCACGGGCGACCACATTGGCGCGCGTTCCTTGTCTGCGTTTTCGCGGTGCGTGGAAAGCAAATCAACCAGCGATCCCCAGGATTCCACGCGACGGTCGGGGACGGTTTTGAATAGCGACGGGTATGTCACGGCGATCATTGCATTGCCCCCATCGCAAGCAGCAACACCATCGCCGCGATGAATGTCACCAACGCCAACGCGTCCAAAATCATTGTTCGAATCTCATTCATTGCCGTCCTCCGTTTCTTTTTCCGTGATGCGTTCCCACGCATAGCACGGTTTTAGTTCGCCGGAATTGATCTTTTCGCGATGTTGGCCGCACACGGAGCATTCACCGTGTTCGTCTGCATCGCCCCAATCCATCAATGGTTCTTGTCGCATTCCAACACCTCCATCGCAATGTGACGGGCGATCTGGCGCGGGGTCGGCTTCCGCCGCCCCGCCCCAAACACCCGAATTCCATTCCCGTCATTGAAGCAGACGATCCACTTCCCCGACGGAGTAAGCCCAACCGCAATGTTGGGCGCGTATTCGTCGGTCATTGAACATTCGTTCAACAACCCGACCACCTCATCGGGCAGATCGGCCAGATGCGGCAAATAGATCAATTCACGCATGAGGAACCGCCGCGCAAAACGCGCATTCGCCGTCGCCATTCGGTTCGTCCTCAAAGCGCAATTCCGGGGAATAGATGGGTTCAACGGATGCGGGGATTTTCAAATCCTCGACCGCCGCGAAGTCCACCTCGTAGACACACCATTGGTGAACACGGTCGCATTCGGTGACCCGAATGACCCGACCGAATTGCAGCCGATCCAACGGTTCGCCGTTGTCGTCGGTGACATTGCGCGACACGATTGCTCCCGTGGGGAAATGGTCATTGGTGTTCATCACGCCCCCTTTTTGGTTGGTTCGTCTGCGACCTCCACGACCACGGACGAAATGATTTCATAATCGGATGCACCGTCTGCACCCAGACCCGAAAGCGATTCCCCTTCGCACGCGCCCGCGAACGCTTCTTGGATGGCTTCCGCCATCTCGTCACGGGATGCAAATTTGCCTTCGGTGCGTTCCAATTCAACCTCAATGATGACCGTGAATCGGTGCGCCATTATCGTGCCGCCTTGATTGCCGAAATCACAAGGTCGGCTTCGGGCAACATATAACGCTTCCCGTCCGTGACCCGTTGGGCAATGATCGGCGTTTTGGCGGAGTTTTTTGCCCCGACCAAAATCCATCGTTGACCCATATAGGTGAATTCGCAACCCAGATCATCCGCCGTCAAGCCATGTGCCGCGCCGATGAGCGGGAACAAGATCGCTTCGCGTGATGCCAGATTGATTCCGTTGCGACCCGTTTCATTGGCGTATGCCGTGACCTTGAATTCAAATCGGTCGCCGTAGCCCGTGGAAATTTTCCCGCGAACCAAACCGTGCTTCGCCAAGATCGAATCCACGGCGGTTTTGATTTCGCCGGAAATCTCCCGTGACAACGCGTCCGTGATTTTGGATTGATCCACCGTTTTGGCCGTCCGTGCCATCGTGTACCTCCAATGCTTTGTTCACGGGGAAGTCCCCCGTCTGCCCCAATGGTACGCCCGTCCCATAAGGGATGCAAGGGGTGTTCCAGATTGGGGGGTCGGTCGGGCGGAGCGGGGTCGCCCCCGTGACCCGATGCTGACAAAATCACCGATGCTTGGAGTAACCGCCGAAAACGGCAGTTACTCACCGCCGATGGCAGATGCTCGAAGTAACCCCCGAAAACGGCAGTTGCTCATCCCGTGACGAGTTTGACCGCCACCCCCATTTCCGGCCGCACCCCTTGCGCTTGACAAAACCCGATGCCAGCCCAGCCCGTCTGAAACGGCTGCCAGAGCAGCGACCCCCCGTGATCGGGGTGAATACGGTCGGGAAACGCTAAACGCTAGGCTCCGAGCGGCTCACGCTAAATGCCCGCATTTGCCCTTTTGCGGGCTTCTGGGGCGCGTTTATTGGTGGGGTGGGGTGATATGACCCCACGGGGAAAACGCCCCGCAGCGCGAGGTTGCAGATTTTGGGGTTTGGTTGCCGCCAAGGGGAGGCACCTTGGCGGCAGATTCCGAAGTTTACTTGGTCGGATCTTCCAAACGGATGAGGTACTCCGCAGACAATCCCGATGGCGTTTGGAACAACAACCATTGCGCTGGTTCGCCGGACGCGGCAACCCATTCTTGCGCGTAGGTATTCGAGGATTCAATGGAACCGCAACCGAATGCGGTGATCCGTCCATCCGCGGCAACGACCCGAACGGGCGTGTGCCAATGGCCGAAGGCTGCATAGTCGGGTTTCCCGCCATCCAATGCCAACGCCCATCCCGACAAACGCTTGGCGAGCGAATACCACGGGAACCCGAACGACCCACCCTTCAATTGCTCGCCATGGAACAACAGCCATTTGCGACCAAGGACATTCACATATTCGTGCCAATGGCGTTCGCCCTTGGTGAAGGTTTCTTTCCATTTGATTCGCGGCTCGTTCGCCACGATCATTGATGCCGTCCGGTATGCGATGGCATCGGCATTGCTTTCAGGTCGAACGGAACCGAACCGCCCCATTCGCCCATGATTGCCGATGACACCAACGACATTGACCGTTTCAAATTCTGCGGCCAGCGTTCGCACCAACCCCGCGAGCATTTCTGCCGTCTGGAAGATTTGCGAATACAATCCGCCATCAATCAAATGCGCTTGCCCAGGGAAGATGTCTTCGCCTTCGACCAGATCTCCCAACAAAAAAATGTGCAATTCGCGAACGGGATGATCCGCTCGTTGGATCGCCACCAACTTCTGAACCTTCTTCGCCAATGCCTTGACGCGTTCGGCGGCAACATCCGACGAATATGTCGGGGTCACTTTCCCCACTTGCCAATCGGCGAGCATCAAGATTGCCGCCTCTGGCGCGAGTTTTCGCTTGTCTGGTTTCGGTGTTGGGACGGGCGTGATGTTCATTCCCATCGCGGCATCTTTCGCCGCTTGATAGACGGCTTCCACCAATTCGTCTTGCGACCGTTTGGATTTTTCTAATTGGCGCAGCACGCGCGTGTGCGCGGATTTCAAATCTGACAATTGATCAACCAATTTCGCGTCTTCCAACGCGTCATCAAACTTGGTCATTTCGCCTCCCGTGAACATAGGCAATCACCGCGGCGGTGACGCTCAATGGATGCGCGATGGATCTGCGCGTCATACGCGGATTCGATCGCAATGACCAACGCTTTCCCGGTCGGTCGGTTTTCGGTCGTGTCGGAAATTGCCGATTCCAATGCCGCCCGTTCAGACGGTTCCAACAGTTCAAGCAATCGTTTCACCGCGCACGCCGGACCTTTCCGTCGGGGCGCAATTGCGGCCAACGCCGTTGCGAGTTTTGACATCCGTTCCACCTCCAATTGTGCGACGGGCTACGCGTCGCTCCCGTGACAATACCTCAACACGGGGTGCGCGTCTACTTGGACGCGGCGATGCGCTCCCGATAGACGGCGGCTTCAATGGCGGTCAGAATCTGGGCTTCATCAAGGACGATCCCACGCTTGGCGCATTCAGACCGGACGAGCGCGAGCGCGGCGGCGCGCTTTTCTTCGCCCGCCTTGCCGCGGAGCGTCATCTCGACCCCCGCCACGACTGACGCGGCGATCTGCTCAACCATCGTGAAATGCTCGGCGGATACCCGTGCGCGAAGGTATCCGACGGCGGCACGGGCGAGATATCCCAGACCGCCGATGACCACGGGGACAAGCGCAACGATGACCGCCGTTGCAAGTTCGGACGCGAATGGATCGAATGTCATGTCAGCCGACCTTTCTGGCCGCAATCACGACCATTGCGGGGGGCGTGGGGAATCCCGCGTCACCCTTTGAGTCACGAAGTGTTTTGACTTCGGCGGGTGTTGGTCGCCGTCCAGGATTTCCTTCTTTCATTGTTGGGCAAGCGTACATCCACCCTTGCGCGTCATATGCCAACACGACCCAATGCCCGTATGTTGCGAGCGGCTGCTTCTTCCAGTAGGTGCGCTGCCACGCAGACCGAAGGTGATCCGCCACCGACCGTTGAGATGCTTGGATGTTCAGAATCAACACATCGCCAGATTTCACCGAATTCGATGCATCACTCCAATCGTAAACGATGCGAGATTTCAGACCGAGAACCTTGGCCGCATCGCGAACCTCGCGCGCGCTCGTTCCCTCTGCACCCGTTGGGGTGTCGTGCCGCCCCGCTTGTTCGCACGCTTTATGCGCTTGCTTGGTCGTGGTGTTCAATCCGAGATGGGTCGCCGCCGTTGCCAACGATGCCGGTCCACAGTCGTCCATCGCTTTGACACCTAGCCGTTCCGCAAGCCCCAATTGCGACCGAACGACGATCATCATTTGCCTTGTCCGGCAAACCACGCCGTCAATCCACCCAGACCAGAAACGCCCAAAAGAGCAACGACGAATTTGGCGAGCCGATACGCTCCGCGGGTTTCGGCCAACTCCAATTTGATCGTGCCGAGGTCGCGCTCGATGCGATCCAGACGCGCGAGAATCTCCGCATTATTCGAGGACTGCGATGCCATCTGGCGTTCCTTCCGTTATCGTCATCTCCTCGGACGTGCCTTCAATGATTTCGGGCTGCGGCGGAGGAGGCGGCGAGAAAAATCCTGCGGCCACATCGTACCTCCCCCCCGAATAGATCGCGATTGAGTCATCCGCAACGGTGACGACGCGATCCGCACCGAATAAAATTGCATAGTCGTGAAGGAATGCGGCTATCTGCTCGTCATTGAGAACGCCAACAATCGTATTGACGACGACGCTATCCGAAGAAAGGAAAACATACCTCATGCGATATACGTAATGAACACGGCTCCGGATGTTCCGGTGCCACCCGCGCCAGAAAAAACCGTTCCTTTCGAATCGCGATACTGAACCGAACCCCCCGCGCCCGTTGAACTTGCGCCATAAATCAGAATTGAGGCTCCTCCTCCTCCGCCCGCGCCCGCTCCTGCTCCTGCGTTTCCACCCGCACCCGCGGTGCCCGACCACGTAACGGATGCTCCGTAAACTTGGAGTTTCGCTCCACCTCCGCCTCCACCGCCACCGCCGACTCCTGCGTTTCGGAAAGTGATATCGGGGCTAATCCCGAGCGTCGGCGCACCTCCGCCACCGCCGCCGCCGTATCCGACGGAACCTGCGGTTCCGCCCGTTCCCGCGATTGAGTTTTCATTGATTCCGGTTCCTCCCGAAATCGTTCCCGCGGCTCCATTTGCGCCCGCGGCGTTTATTGATGTCGTGTAAGGGACTTGCGAATATACGTTGACGTTCCCCTGACCCGCCAACCCGTTATTATTGCGCCCGTCCCCACCCTGACCGCCACTGACTTGCGCGAACGGAGTTCCGGGATAAAGGGGAGTCGTCGCAGATCCTAACGCGGTTCCGCCGTCAGATCCACGACCTCCGCCCTGCCCGCCCGTAACCGTGAGGAACGTTCCGAAAGTCGTCGTTCCGCCACTTGCCGCGCTTCCCCCGATAACGGTCGCCTGAGTGTAAGAGTTCGTCCCCTTCGAGGTTGATGTTCCATTCCCGCCCGCGCCACCCGCGCCGATTCCAACTGAGACGGTCGCGACTCCCGAGACTTTGACGTCGCGCAGGATCGCCCACCTTCCGCCCGCGCCGCCGCGACCGCCGCGCACTTCGGTTAGTCCGGTATGAGTGCCCGTTAGCCCCATCGCGGCGTCTCCCCCGCCTCCACCGCCACCCGCTCCAACGGCGACGACGGCGACGAGATAATCAACTCCCGTTGGGCGAGTCCATGTGCCGCTACTCGTGAAAGTGTCGGTGATAAGAAACGACTGACTGCCTCCTGCGCCTTGCGATGTCTGCAACAAGATGGTGTCAATGTCAAACGCAATGCCGCTCGTGACATTGGCCGTTGCGGTCATCGTGAAAGTCAAGTCAACATAAGCCGCCGATACGCCCACGATTGCGGTTCCGGCGGTGGTAAAGCCAACGATGCTGCTCACCGTGCCATTGTCAAAAACCGTGCCGATTGCGTTCGTGCTGATCTGCGTGCCTGTGTGGTCGTAGTAAGTCGCATCCAATTTCAAATTGACTTGCGTTGTTCCCGCGTAAGTTCCAACTTTCGCAAGCGTGGCGATTGCTTTTTGTCGAAGCGCAAGGTTGTCGTCCGAAATCACCGCCGAGCGTGTGGTGATTGCGAGCGTGTCACCGCTCAACGCAGTTCCGGGCGACATTCGGAGGGAATAAGTGTTCCCGGTTTCGTCATAAACAATTTTGGCCGTCATTTCTCCATCGGAATTGTCAATCGGTGATGACCAATAAGGCAATGGGTTTTCATTTGAAATTGGGTTCGCAATGTCAAACGGCAGAATGTTGAATGTGCCGTTTGGGATTGAAAAAAGCGTTTGGGCAAGCGCGGCCGGACCTAGCGGAATTGACCCAAATTCATTGTCTGCGGAAACGATTGGATTTCCCGAAGAGTCAAACACCCCACCGCTAGTCGTTGAAGCGAACCCACCGTCTGCGCCGAACCTCGTTGGCATTTGCTAACCCCCTCTGCTATTCAACAAATGAGTCAATGTCGATGCGGGGCGACGATTGAATGTCACCACCACGAATGATGTGAACGATCCAGATTCAAGCCCCCAATCAACTTGTTCGATTCTATAAAGCCCAGACAAGCCCAAACCGCTGCATGAGATATCCACCCACTGTCCGGGCTTCCATCCTTCCACGAGCGCGAATGTGGCCGTTCCCGTTTGATTGTAGCCGTTATCAAACCCGTATTCGTTGAATGCAGCGGTTCCCGCACCACGGATCGTAAACGACCCAGACAAAATAGGCTTGTGCCGCTCCAAGAAGAACGCCGTTGCGACGCGACCGAGTTCCGCTTGGACATTCGTGCTACGGGTCGGGGCTTCAACCACATCGTCAAAACGCGGGGAAACCGGTCGCAGCGTATATCCGGAATCAACATAGTTTTGCACGCGGGTTGCTCCGGGCGTGTTGTCAATGGACGATGTGACAATCAACGCTTCTTTCGTGGTTCGATAGTCCCAATCAACTTTCAAGTCATATGGAAAAATGGTTGCTGCTTCGGTTGTCGTGTTTGGATTCTGCGTTCCCGATGTGATGATTTTATAAGGAGCGGTCGCATATGTTGGCACTGAAAGCGTGTCAACCAGCCGATAGTCAAGCCGACCGCGGGTGTCCACGAAATATCGGCGATCCCTGGAATCCATCCCGCTATACGCTTCAACCACGGAATCCAATGCGGCGCGCAATGTTCCGGCAGGGAATGCAATGCCCGCTTGGTTTGGTTTGCTTGAACCAGAAACTTGCGTTGTCGTGGTGGTCTTCAATAGCCGATTCAATGCATAGTCGTCGCTCTTGTTGGCCGCAACAACACCAAGCATTTTGTTGACGGCAGACGTTTCGCTCTCGTTGCCGTTGATGCCGATGCTTCCTTGATTTGACCCTGCGGCTGGCGTGACCGTGCGAGATCCGACTGGCTCGAATCGGATGTACGGCGCGTTCGGCGTGCTGAATGTTCCGAAGTTGGTCACCCTGCGGGACGCAAGGGTCACGTCAATCTGCGTTGCATTGACCACCCGCAAGTTCTGCCCGCTGAACACCACCGAGTCAATCAGTCGTTCCACCGCGTCCACGGTGTTCTTCACGCCGACCACCTTGATGGACTCTCCGCCCTTCAGACCGTGAGCATCGGCCAATGTCAATCGCACGACATTCGCCGTGCGAGACGTTGCCTTGGCCGCCGTTGTGATCTCAATATAGTCATATCCGTTGGCTGCGCTTCCCGATTGATTGAATGTGAATGTTTTGGATGAAGGCACCGTGGCGATGGTGCTGCTCACATTGAATGATGTGCCTTCGCCGCCAAGCACGCCTGTGATGGTGAATGGCATCCCGACCGAAAATCCGTGGTTCGCAGTCGTTCGGACGGTGACGATGTTTGACGCGCGCACGATGCCGTTGCGAGTCTCGCTGGCAATCCCCTTGTTTGAAACTTCTTTGCCGAATACGACGAGCCTATCAAGCACGGCATTCACATCGGCGACTTGAATGTTCGCTTGCGTTCCTTGGCCAGATCCGTTCAGATTTGCCGTCACCCCGCCAATCGTTCCAATGAAAAGCACATCCGAACCGTCGGATGCGGGCGATGTTCCGGTTGTTTTTGTGATCAATCGGATGCGGGCTTCGTCTGGCGCGAGCAAATACCATGGCCCTACGGAAGGGGTGATGTCTTGGTTGACGCTGAATTGCATCGTCGCCCCCGCGCCGTCCCCTGATGCGGCCATTTGAATCGAATCGGTCGGGACATAAAGCGCCGAACCTCTTGCAGATGAGCCGTAGTTGATCAAAGGGTTGAGCAAATCTTGTGATAGCGCGGCAATATAGTTGCCATCATCGTCGGTTGACGTTGCCGAACCAGCCGTCCCAGATGAAACGAATGTGAATGTGGTCGCGCTTGGGACGGTCGCAACCGTCCACGCCGCGTTCATTGAAGTTCCCGCCGATGATGTCAAACCTTCCAAGGCAATCACCGCGCCCGGAACGATGCCGTGATTTGATGCGGTCGTCACCGTCACCGTTCCAGAAGTACGAACGGCAGAAGCCACCGCGGGGCAGTCAACCCATAGTTGATACGGTGCGACCGCCACCTAAGAGTTCCTCGGCGATGTTCTAGTTTTCCCGCTATTGGCGGCTGCTCTGCCCAGTCTCTCGTCGGTCGTTCGCGCTACGATTTGACCGTCCAAATTGACCGAAGTGTTGATCGTATAATTTCCACCGATCCCATCCCGACCGTTTGCGCTTGTCACAGCCGCTGGTGTGACGGAGTTATTCCCCCCCATATTGAACGCCCCAAGAACCGCCCCACCAGCATTCCCAACGATTCCGGCGATTGCTTTGATCAGGAATCCAATTGGCGAATCCATGATTGCTTTGCCAAGATCCATGATGAATCCAATTGCGGTTGCGATTGCCCCGCCGATGTTGCCGATGATGGACAGCACGATTGAGAATGCGTTTCCGATTGCGCCGACCGCAACGGCCAGAGGTCCGGTTCCGTCGCCCCACAGCACGCCAATCAATTCAAACACTTTTCCGACGAGTTTCCCCACCCCGTCCATGAATGTTTTGAATGCCGGAACAAGGTTTTCCATAATTCCGCCAATGACTTTTCCGATCGAATCCGTGACACCGCCCGGAGCCGTGAGCGTCTGCACGAAACCGATGATTGCCGGAACCACGCTTCCGAAAATGAATTCCCCGATTTTGACAAAAACGGGGATCAGGTTGGCCGCGATTTCAACCGCCGTGGTGATGATGGTTTGAATCAACTTTTGATTTTCCGCGACGAATTTGGAAATCCCATCGGCTACTGCTTCAATGATTGGAAGCCCGCGTGTATAGAACACATCCAACAATTGATTGATGATCGGAAGGAACGCCGCGCCAACCGTTTCGCCCGCTTCACCGACGGCGATTTTGACCGCATCGATTGCGCCCGCCGTGGTGGTCGCGTATGTCTTGGCAGACCCAGCGAATTTCTTGTTCAATGCTTCGCGGACTTGCTGCCGCGTCGCATCTTTGTCCAATTCAATTCCGAATGTTTTCAATGCCCGGGTGTTGCCGTTGTATGCCTTGCCGATCAGCGATGTCGCCCGTTCCAATGAAATGCCCTTCGCCCGTGCAACATCCTGCGCGGCCGTGACCAACTTTTGCGCGCCCGCAAAATTCTTGGTGAATTGGGTCGCCGTTGCAAGGCTGTCGCGGATTTCGTCGTCGGTGAATGCCAATCGTTGACCCGCCTTGATCATCGCTTCGGTTTCTTCGATGTTTTTGTTGGTCAACATCCCGCGTGCTTTCAACACGGAATTCAATTTGGCTTGCGCGGCTTCATCCTCGATCGCGGCTTGCGTGAACTTGTAGAGCGCGGCGGTGGCTCCGGCGATTGCGCCGCCGATTGCGGCAATGCCGACCTTCAATCCGGTTTTGAGTATTCCGCCGACTTTGCTTGCAACCGTGCCAAGCCCAGAAACGGTCGCGGACAATCCGCGAATGGTTGCAGATGCCGCGTCTTTCGCGACAAATGCGAACGAAATTTGTGCGCTAGATGCCATTGATCACCTCGGCTTTGGGATCGTGATTTTGACTCGGCCGCGTTTCGGAATTCCTTTTTCAATAATACTCGCCAACGCGTTGCCAAACAATTGCCGAACTTTGTCCATGTTCTGCTCCACGGTGCGCGACACGAACGGGTTGCCCGGAATGCTCGCCACACGGTTGGCAAACGGTCGTGCTTTGCCGCCGATGCTCAATGCACCGGCGTTTTTTGGCTTGATCAAATAGGGGACATTTCGAACGCCGCTGGTGATAATCCATCGATAGTAAGCCCCGCGCGTGTCTGCGCGGCTCGCTCCGGGTCGAATGCCAACATAGGCTCCGGGCTTGTCGCGCATAACGGGCTTCGCCCAGATCGCACGGCGCAACCGACCCGTGCCGCCGCCACGCGCTCCAACGGCGGCTTGCTTGACGGGATTGACCATTGCTTTGGCCGTGTGAAGCGCGGCGGTGTTCAACGCTTTGTCAATCAATTTGTTGTTGAATCCGGCCGCAATCGCAAGCCCAAGGTCGTCAATGTCCTTGATGGTTTGCTTTGAAATTTCAAAATCAACCCGTGATTGAGCCGCCACGATTTCCGCCTTTCTGCGTGTTCAAATCTGCCGCAATCGTCCACCAGCGAATCACATCGCCGAATTCTGATTCAAGGATAGCGGATGGCAGCACGCCCCAGCGTTCGGCCAGAATCACGGCGACCACTTCGGCGGGAGGCTTCACGCCCGGTCGCCCGAGCGCGATCATTTGTGCCGCCCGCCTCACCCGTTTGGGACGGCGGTTTTGATTGCTCCCCACTTTTCAAGCAGTTGTGCGATGGCATCATCCGGCGCATCGGTTGGGTCACCCAACACATCATCAAATCCGACTTCTTCGCGAAAGTTGTGATCGACAACCAGCGAACGAATGGCGTTCACCCTATCTTCGGGCTTGTCTGATTCCAATTGCACGGCCAGACGGAACGGCACATGGAGCCGCATATCCGCCCACCATCCTTCAAATGGTGCAGCCAATTCAATTCGGATTTTCCGATCCGCTCGCAATTCCGTCATTCCAATCCTCCTTCTGCCCCCCGTGAACTTACGGGAGCGCGCTGATTGCGTTTTCCACAACGATTTTGATGGCTGATGCGCTGACCGGATCATACGCCAACCGACCCGTCACAGTCATTGTAGTCAAGCCATCTTCGCTTCCAGCGATAGGCACAACTTCGGTGACGATGATGGATGTGTTGATCGTTGCCGAGTAGGTTCCATCCGTCCAAGCCAACTTCACAAATTGCTGCTGACCCAACTTCTGGAACCATTTGGCGGATGCGTTTGCGTTGCTCTGAATCGTCATTGACAATTCCCCGCCGATTGCAGCCGATTCAGAATGCGTGCTGAAGGTCGTTGTTCCGGCCAAGTAGGCTTGTCGAACGATGCCCGTTTGCATCGTCAACGAGAAGTCCAACGCATACTGGAAGTCAGTGAACGTCCCCGTTGCCAAGGCGGTTCCGGTCGCGACATTCCAGAGTCTTCCCGAAAGGAACTTGCTTGTTGGCACGGCGGTCGCTGCCGCTGGATTCGTGGTCGTTTCTGCGACATTCTGCGCGAACAGCGTCGCGCTCAATGCGGTCAAGCCGCTTCGATCTGCCGTGATTGAAATTTCCGTCGGGAGGCAATAGTTGAGCAAGTACGCGTTGCCACCCGCGGCGGTTCCACCTTGCGCGTCCATCGAAATGAACGAATAGGATGTTGGCGAATTGCTTGCCGTTCCCATTGATGGCTGGAATGTCCAGTTGTACGGTACAGCCGTCCCCGTGATCGTTGGCGAAAATGCCATCCCGAGCCACACGGACATTTCATCAATAGACACGGCCGGAACGGACACGGACAATTCTGGTTCGTTTGATGTGAGCGTTGCCATCGTCGCAATGATTGGGTTGCGAATGGCTACGCTGCGCTCCTCGCCAATCTCAAAGGTCTTGCCAATTGTGATCAGCCCCGTAGGCTCAACCAAGAATTTTCTGCCGCCGGACGCGAACGAAGGCGATGTCCCCGCAGTTCCCTCTGCTTTGCCGACTAGTGCGCTGAATAGGATGTTCCCTGACGAGGCTGCTGGCACGATTGTTCTCCTTCGCTATGCGGATGCCGAGATCGGCTCGACCCCGATGATTTCCATTGTAGCGGTGACAGTCATGAACGATGCGTCTGCATACTCCGTCCCACCGTCAACGGTGGTTGATGTGACGGACGCTTGGGCGACCCCATCGGTTGAGTTTAGAAGCACGGCGGTGATAAGCGAGTCTCGCATCCACGCGCGCCAGACCGCAAGCCCCGCGAAATTTCTGGCGTATTCAACCTGTGGCAAATACAACACGGCGGAAACGGTCAACTCGGTTGTTCGGTTCGCCGCGCCGTATGAAACCGAATCGCTTCCAGGATACAGCACGACCGCGGGCGTTGCCCCCAATGATTCCGGCGGGTAGTCATAAACGACTTTTAGCGTCTGCCCCGATGGTGGGGTCAGATTGCGAAGGTGGTTTCCGATGGCGGCCAACACGGTCGCGTCGTTCACTAGATCGCCTCCCGTGGCGCACGATACGGTCGAACCATCAATTCGACATCTGGATCCAATCGGGAAAGCAGTCGCACGATCCCGCCTTCAGGTGACCCAGCAACTCCGAACGGAGTAGCCCGACGCGCATGCACGCGCACACTCTGGATCAATGCAGCGGCACGGATCGGTTCAGGGACGGCAGACCATCCCCGTGTCCCTACCACTTCAACACCTTGGGTCACCCCGACCGGAAGCGTGTTGGAACCGAATGAGGCGATCTGGATTGCCGTATATGGCCACCCTTGAAATGTGGTGTTTTGCTGCAATCGATAGTCCATGTTTGGGGTCAATGTTTTGGTCACCGTGCCAGAATTGTTTTCGTCGGTCTTGACGGTGGTGACCGAAACCCAATCACCGATGGGGAGGAACATATAGTCGTTGGCGGTGAACACAACGGTTCCGGCGACGGAATAGAAAAACCGCCCGCAATAATCGTCAACGGCGCGGGACACGGCTTCAATCACATTGTCAATTTCTGCGGAGTCTGGAACCAGCGTTGCCGTCCCAAGACCAAGCGCATTTTGGACTTCTGCTTGGGTGACATATCCGTTCACGATTGCCATTTGGTTTCTCCTTCTGGGCGGATGGGTTGCTCGGTGATTCTAGCGCGTCCAACGCGCATCAAGCGTCCC